ACAATGAGTTAAAACAATTAAAGACAAAGATCCACAAGATCATTGAACTTTAATTTGGGGTCCTAAATTTGGATCCTTATATTTAATAAAAGTTACATTTTAAAAAGTTATATTATGGATTTAAACGCAATTCGCAGTAAGCTGAACTCCCTACAGCAGCAAAATAACAAGGGAGGTGGAAGCGATCGTAGCTTGTTCTGGAAACCTAGTGTTGGTAAGCAAGTCGTACGTATTGTTCCTAACAAGTACAACAAAGCTAACCCATTTACGGAAGTTTACTTCCACTACGGGATTGGTGAACGTGTTATGATTTCACCTATTAACTACGGTGAAAAGGACCCAATCGTTGAGTTTGCTAAACAACTCCGCACAACCAGCGATAAGGAAAATTGGCGTTTGGCTAAAAAGCTTGACCCCAAAATGCGTATCTTCGCCCCGGTGATTGTACGTGGTGAAGAAGAGCAGGGCGTTAAGCTTTGGCAGTTTGGTAAGAACACCTACCTCGAATTTCTTTCACTTGCTGATGATGACGATATTGGTGACTACACTGACATCCATCAGGGACGTGATATCACAGTTGACACTGTAGGTCCCGATGTAACAGGAACCGCTTACAACAAGTCTTCGGTTCGTGTTAAGACGAAGCAAACCCCACTTGGTGATGCTGACCAAATTCAAAAGTGGCTTGACGATCAAGCAAATCCGCTTGATGTATTTAAGCGTTTTTCTTTTGAAGATATGAAGAGTAATCTCCAAACATTCTTGGCACCTGAGGAAGCTGCTCAAGAAGGAGATATCATCGATGATGGAAAAGGGGACGACCTCCCTTTTGATAAAGGGGAGTCTCAAAACAACTATGCTCTAAAGACTCCCCAAAATAAGCAGAGCAAAGTAGATCAATTTGACGAACTATTTAACTAATGCCTAGAAAGAAAGCATCACTTACAGAGGCTGTCTCTAATGAGCTTAAAGCAAACTTTGACCTTGGTAAATTCAAGGAAAAGAAAATGCTTAACGCAAACGCTAAGTTTAAGCCTCAACAATGGATTCCTCTTTCTCAAGCATTCCAAGATGTAACTTCAATCCCCGGCATACCTGCTGGACATATAGTTCTCCTTAGAGGACACTCTGATACGGGCAAGACAACCGCCTTAATTGAGGCGGCTGTCTCTGCCCAAAAGAGAGGCATCCTTCCTGTTTTCATTATCACTGAGATGAAATGGAGTTGGGATCATGCCACACAAATGGGATTAGAAGTTAATGAGGTAGTTGATGAAGAAACAGGGGAAGTCCTAGATTATAATGGTCAATTTATCTATGTAGATAGAGAAACTATTAATTCTATAGAAGACGTAGCTGCATTTATTTTAGATTTGATTGACGAACAGAAAAAAGGTAACCTACCTTATGATTTATTGTTCCTTTGGGACTCAATTGGATCAGTACCCTGTGAAATGTCACTCAAGTCAAACAAAAACAATAATGAGTGGAATGCAGGCGCTATGTCAACCCAATTTGGTAACAACGTAAATCAGCGTATTGTGCTTTCACGTAAAGAAAGTAGCCCATACACTAATACACTTGTATGTATTAATAAAGTGTGGACACTTAAACCTGAATCACCTATGGGTCAACCTAAGTTGATGAATAAAGGTGGGTATGCTATGTGGTTTGACTCAACATTTGTAGTAACATTTGGTAATGTAATGTCTGCTGGCACATCTAAAATTAAAGCAATTAAGGATGGTAAGCAGGTAGAATTTGCCAAGCGTACTAACCTACAAATTGATAAAAACCACATTAATGGAGTCACCACCAGGGGTAAAATTGTTATGACCCCTCATGGGTTTATAAATGATTCTGATAAAGAAATCAAAGCATACAAAGAACGTCAAGCCGAATCTTGGAGAGCTGTTCTTGGAGGTATTGATTTCGATATTATTGAAGAGGATCAAGAAGTACAAGATATCTCACACTTCGAAAAAGAACCTGATTAATGATTAAAGAAGATTTTAATTGGGGGCTTTTACATAAAAGTATGGTAGATACCCTTAAAAAAGAATTTTCTACTTCAAATTTATACGAAACTATTTATAAAGTAAAAGAAGGGGATATAGTAGTAGATGTAGGAGCTAGTGTTGGAATTTTTACCCATGTTATTTTACCTCAAAAGCCTAAACATGTATTTTGTCTAGAACCATCAAAAAATAATTTTCCTTTTTTGGTACAAAATACCCTAGGGCACCCTGTTACCCCTATAAATAAAGCAATTGACAAAGGAAATGGCATCTCAGATTGGAATGAAGGTGGGATTTACAGTGATGAGGGAATATATGAAACTATTACATTTAGTACTTTTCTTAAAAGATTTGGGATTGAATATATTGATTTTCTAAAAACAGATTGTGAAGGAGGAGAATACCATATTTTTAATGATGATAATATAGATTTCCTTCTTAATAATGTAGGATGCATTGTTGGGGAATGGCATTTAGGTCATTATTATGAAAAACCCTTATTTAGACAATTTAGAGACAAATACCTTTCTAAATTTAAAAATGTTACTGTTTTATCTGTAGATGGTATAGATATAACTTGGGATTTATATAATGAACATTTTCTAGATTATTACCAACAGGTAATATTACATATAAGTAATAAATAATGGGTAAAAAAGAGTATTTAGACATGCTCAATAATATTGAGCAAGGGGAGCCTACTACTAAACCAGGACAACATGAACGGGTAGTGTTCATTGATGGGTTAAATTTATTTTTGCGTAATTTTGCTATGCTTAAATTTGTTAACCACACAGGGACTCATATTGGGGGACTGTCTGGGTTTTTACGTTCGTTAGGGGCTCTTATAAATCAAATACAGCCCACTTCTATATATATAGTTTTCGACGGGGTAGGTGCCTCCACTAATAGGAGGTACCTACTCCCCGAATACAAAACAGGTAGAAATTTAACACGTATTACTAATTGGGATATTTTTGACAGTATTGATGACGAAAATGATGCTAAAGTAGATCAAATTATCCGTCTAATACAATACCTTAAATGCCTCCCAGTTAAGGTTGTTTCGATAGATAAAGTAGAGGCTGATGATATTATAGCCTACATGTCAAAAGATATGGCTAAGCGTTTTAATACTAAGTCATATATTGTTTCTAGTGACAGAGACTTTCTCCAATTGGTAGATGATAACGTAACAGTTTACCGCCCTATAGAACGAGAATTTTACGATCCTAAAACTGTAAAGGAAAAATTTGGTATTATACCTCAAAACTTTATTCATTATAAGGTTTTAGTAGGTGATGCTTCTGATAAGGTTCCTGGTGTTAAAGGTTTAGGTAAGAAAGGTGTGCTTAAACGTTTCCCTGAATTAGCAGACAACGAACTTGAATTTGATCAATTGTTTGAAATTAGTGAACAAAAACTAAAAGACAGTGTAGTGTATGCTAGGGTAATTCAAGATTGGGATAAGCTCCTTAATACTAGAAAAATTATGGACCTTAGTACCCCTATGCTCTCAGAAGAAGAAAAGCAAGATCTTTCCCAACTACCGTTGGAACCACTTAACGAACTTCGTATTTTAGAATTTATGAGTCTTTACAACGAAGATGGTATGGCCCATATAATTAAAAACACAGAATTTTGGCTAAAAGATACTTTTACAAGATTAACTTATGACACTTAATAGTTTAGCAACATACGGTACCTCCTTTCAAATAAAGGTTCTATCTTCTTTGCTTACACACAAAGAATTTCTTCAAAACATTAATGATGTTTTAAGTGAAGAATACTTTGATAACTCGGCTCATAAGTGGATCATTGGAGAGATATTAAACTACTACGAACAATACCATACTACCCCTACAATGGAGGTATTGAAAGTAGAAATGAAAAAAGTTGAAAATGAAGTACTTCAACTTTCAATTAAAGAACAACTGCGAGAAGCATACCAGGCTTCAAACGAAGATTTAGAATATGTTGAGAAAGAATTTTCATCTTTTTGCAAGAACCAGCAGCTTAAAAAAGCATTACTTAATTCAGTGGATTTACTTAATTCTGGTGACTTTGAGTCTATTAGGAATCTTATTGATAACGCGTTAAAAGCAGGTGCTGAAAAAAATATAGGACATGAGTATAATAAAGACACTGAAGCCCGTTACAGAGAAGAAGCAAGAACTGTTGTACCCACCCCTTGGGATAAATTTAATGATCTTATGCAAGGAGGTTTGGGTAATGGAGACTTTGGTCTTATTTTTGGCAACCCTGGAGGAGGTAAATCGTGGACTTTAGTTGCGCTTGGGGGTTATGCTGTAAAATTGGGCTTTAATGTACTCCATTATACGTTAGAACTTGGTGAAGATTATGTAGGCCGACGTTATGATGCTTTCTTTACAGGTAAGCCTGTAGATACACTATTTAAAAACAGAGAAATTC